CAGTTCTACATTTCAGGTAGGTCTGCTGAAGCGAAGGACCCTACAGTTCAGGCTGTTGGTATTCGTGGTCAGGTCTATGGTGCTCGTGCAGATTTGATTGTTGTGGATGACGCTATTGATAATACAAATGTTGGTGAGTATGAGAAGCAGATTGACTGGCTACTAGGTATCGTAGGCTCTCGTCTTGCTCCAAGAACAGGTCGCTTGCTTGTTGTTGGAACTCGTATCGCTGCTAAGGATTTGTATTCTGAGTTGCGTAACCCAGATAGATACTATGGACAAGCACAGCCTTGGACTTACTTGCTACAACCAGCAGTTCTAGAGTTCGATGATGACCCTAAGAACTGGAAAACACTGTGGGCGTATAGCGATGCCCCTGCTGACCCAGACGAAGAACCAGATGCAAATGGTTTATACAGACGCTGGGATGGCGAAACGCTAAAAGATTTGCGTGATGGTATTGCTCCTGCACTATGGAGTCGTATTTATCAACAGGAACAGGTAGCACAGGACTCTGTGTTTGACCCTGAGCATGTGTCTCGTGCTTGCCAAGCAAGACAGACAGGAGACATTCCAGATGACGAGAATCTCGGAAGAGATGGTGGTATGGATGGACTCTACATTCTTGCTGGTCTTGACCCTGCTTCTACTGGCTACACTGCTGCGGTGGTATTAGGAGTAGATTTACAGACAGGTAAAAGACATGTCATTGACATAAGTAACCGTGCTGGTTCTAAACCAGAGGAAACAAAGGCTCTGATTAGAGACTGGACTGACCGCTACGGTATCAAGGAATGGCGTATCGAAAGAAACGCTTTCCAAACATTCCTTACTCGTGACCCAGAAATAAATGAGTATCTGGCTTCACGAGGAGTAATGCTAACTGAACACATGACAAACAATAACAAGCACGACCCTAACTTTGGTGTAATGGCTATGAGCACTTTGTTTTCTCAGAACATGATTACACTACCTAGGTCTGACATTCAGCGTGTCAAGTCGCTGATTGAACAGTTAGTTACTTGGCAACCAAACCCACCAAAGGGCATCAAGACAGACATTGTTATGGCTCTTTGGTTCGCAGAACTTAGGGCTCTTGAGTTAGTTTCAAGGGCTGAAAGAAAAAACTATTTCCGTAATAGTCCCTTTATGACTAGACAGGACATGCAAGATAGAGCCATTGTTGGTTCACAAGATGCTGTTTATGTTCGTAGTTACTGGGGGAGCGGATTCTAAGGAGTCATTATGACAATAAACATTGAAAACATTAGCGACCGTTTCACACGCATCCGTAATCGCTATTCACAGCGTGATTCACGCATGGCTCAGGTTCGTTCTATCCGTATGGGTAGGATGTCTGAAGTCGCTCCAGATGTGTTCCCAGAGACTGGACCGTGGCAGGAACCTATCGTAGCCAACATCATAGATGTCGCTGCTCGTGACATGTCTGAGATGATTGCTCCGCTTCCTACATTTACTGCAGGTAGCATGACCATGACATCAGACCGTGCAAGAGAGATGGCATCCATCAAGACTAAGGTTGCTCTCGGTTATGTAACCAACTCTGATTTACAGGTGCAGATGTATACCGCTGCAGACCAGTATGTCACTTATGGTTTCTTACCTATTCGTGTAGAGGTTGACTATGAAAGCCAGATGCCAGTTATCCGCACACTTGACCCAGTTGGATGCTATCCAGAGATTGACCGCTTTGGTCGTGTGGTATCACTATTCCAGCGTGTGCTTGTAAACAAAGACACTCTTGCAGTTCTATACCCAGAGTATGCTGTCAAACTTTCTAAAGAAAAAGACAGAGGTCTTTATGGCGGTAACGACATTGAAGTTGTTATGTATCACGACAAGGACTGGGACTTAGCATTTATTCCTAGCGTTGGTGGTCAAGGTATGTTTGGCACTGACACAGTTAAGGGAATGATTCTTGAGAAGACCCCTAACCCAATCGGCAAAGTCATGGTGCGTATTGCACAACGCCCAGGCATCTCTGACATTCCTCGTGGTCAGTTTGACGATGTAATCTTTGTGCAGATGGCTAAGGCTCGTCTTGCACTTCTATCGCTACAGGCTGCACACGAATCTGTAAACGCTCCACTAGTTGTTCCTATGGATGTGCCAGAAGTTCCTATTGGTCCTGGTGCCACTATCCGCACTAACAACCCACAGGGTGTAGGTCGTGTTCCTCTAGAGATTCCTGCTGCTGCTTTCCAAGAGCAAGCACAACTAGACCGTGAACTACAACTTGGTAGCCGTTTCCCAGAAATGAGAACAGGTCAGACCAACGCCAGCATTGTTACTGGTAAGGGTGTTCAGGCTCTTCTCGGTGGTTACGAATCACAGATTACCGCTCACCAAGCAATCTTTGCTCGTGTACTACAGGAAATCATTTCGCTATGTTTTGAAGTTGACTGCCACATTTTCAATGATGTAAAGAAGTCGCTTCGTGGTTCTATGAATGGAACTCCATTTGACATTGAATACACACCTAGCAAAGCAATCAACAACGACTACAGTATTGATGTTCGCTATGGTTTGATGGCTGGTCTAGACCCTAACCGTTGGTTGGTCTTTGCTCTACAGGCTCGTGCAGAGAAGATGTTCTCTCGTGACTTTATGCGTAGAGAACTTCCTGTTGACATCAATGTTGAAGATGAAGCCAGAAAGATTGACATTGAAGACCTAGAAGAATCTGCTAAACAGGCTCTGATGGGTTATGCACAATCTATTCCTGCTTTGGCTGCACAGGGTCAAGATGTTCAAGGTCCTATTAAGGCTCTTGCCAAGGTTATTGATGACCGTAGAAAAGGTAAGTCCCTTGCTGATTCTGTTGTAGAAGCGTTTACTCCAGAGCCAGAACCAGAAGTAGAAACACCAGAAGAACCTACAATGAGCCCAGAAGAAATGGCTATGCAGGAAATGATGGGTGGTATGGCTCCAGAAGAACAACTACCTGAAGGAATGACCCCACAGGGCACTATGCAAGGCGTAGCACCTGGACAACAGGGCATGGCTCCTGGTGGTCAACCTGACCTAATGACCCTTCTAGCAGGGCTTGGAGCAGGTGGAAGACCTAACCTTGGGGCTTCTGTCCAGCGTAGGACTGCTATTTAGTCAGGAATACTACAGGAAAACCCTATACTAAGGGTGAATAAATCTATCTTTGAGGTAGTTCCTCAATGAACATTTAGGAGATGAAGATGGCTGAAAACCGTGGTGGCTACAGAAAGCCCGAAAATCCTGCACCAGTATCAGGTCCAGGTAAAATGAGCAAGAGAACCGATGGTGGTCCTGCTGATACAAGACAAGCACAGCAAAAAGTCACTGGTATGGCTTATGGTGAGAATCAAGAACTGAATGCTATTCAGGCTCAGGCTCCACTTGCTGCTGCTCAGGCTATTCCAACTGGCATTCCAATGCAGGAAGTCAAGCCAGTTGCTGCTCCTATTCCCCTATCTGAACCAACCCAAAGACCTATGGAACCCCTAACTGCTGGTATGCCTTTCGGTCCTGGTGCTGGAAGTGAAGCATTAAATCTACCTAACCAGCAAATCACACAGGAAGACAGACAGAGAGCATTGCTTGTTCTCGGTGTTCTGCAAGACTCTATTAGTAGAGGTGCTGCTACCCAAGGAACACTCAACCTTTACCGCCAGTTGAGGAGTGAACTTCTTTAATGAGTGCTAATGACTACGGTGCTTGGAGCGACAGGCTAAATACTTTTACAAAATACAATACTGGGATTTCTGCTATTGATAAAGCGAACTCTGGTGTTGATGTTAAGGCTTCTGGTAATGGCAGTGCTCTTCGTATTTCTTCTGATGAAAGAAGGAACAACCTAAAGCCAACTTCTTCTACACCTTCTTCTACACCTTCTCCTACACCCTCTCCTGCACCTTCATTTCCTAAAGGATTTCAGAGAGGCTATAAATACACACCTACCACTCCAGCAGAAGGTCAGGATTTCTGGGGTGCTGTTGGAGACATTTTATCTATACCCCTTCGTCTAGGAACATCTTTACTCTTTACTCTAGGAACAGGTGCTCAGGCAGTTCGCCACTTGGTTGATGCTGGACCTGAGTTCTCTTGGGACGAACAAAACGCATGGTTAGGTAGGCAACTAGAAAAGTCATGGACTGACCCATGGGCTACTAGCATGATTTTTAATAATGAGGGCTTTCTTGAAGAAAGAGAAAAGCCACATGCTGATTTAGGAACAGCACTTACCTATGGTGTAGGTCAGACAACAGCATTATTAGCAGACGCAGTGGTTGCTGGAGTATCTGGCGGAGCGATAAACATTTCTGGCACTTGGGAAAAACAAAAATCTAACCAAGAGGCAATACAAACTTTTTCATGGATGTCTAAAAACTGGGGTATCAGTTTTTCAGAACTTCAGTTTGACCCATTCTCAGTAGGACAAAGAGCAACCGTTACTGGTGCAGAATACAATCCTGATGGAACTCTAAAGTTAGATTCATCTGGTAGACCTATTACTGGTTCTGGATGGACACCAGGAAATGTAGCAACACAGTTTTTTGGAAACTTTGTTGGTGGTCTAATCCTTGACCCACTATCCTACATACCGCTCTCTTGGTTAGGCAAAGTTGGAAAAGTTCTTTTCTCAGGTCGTTTTCTAACTGGCGTTGGTGAAAAAACAGTTGCTAAAAACATTGCCACAGACATGAGTGAATGGGCTGGCATTGCTGGTCTTGCTGATTCTGGAGTTAATGCAAGTGGTCGCTACATTACTAAAGAAGCAGCCGAAGCAGCAGCAGAACAAAAACTGCGTTACTGGAACTTTGCTAAGTTTGCTGCAGAAAATAATGCAGATGTAATCTCTCAACACACAGTAGTTAAATCAATCACATCTGGAGAAAAAGAAAACATTGCTTGGCTATTAGGTCAGGCAAAAACAGAACAAGAAGTTGCACAGATTATTCTTGCCACTGAGTATGGTTCTCAACGAGCATTCCAATCTCTTGTATCCAAACAACCAAACATGAAACTTGCACTTGACGAGTTTATGGATGGTGGCTATCTGGCTCGTGGTGAAAGAAACGGAAGCATCACAACCATTGGAATGCTGGATTCACTAGACCACCCAGAGTTTTTAAAGTCAGTAATAGAAGCATCTGACCTATTAGCAAAAGACGAGTTCTCTACAGTATTGTCTAATCTTATTGTAAAGGCTGGTCCAGAAGGTCTTGCAGGAAATACGGTTATCCGTGAGTTGATGCCATCCAGATTTGGTTTTATAAACAAGTTTGAAGGTGGAAAAGCAAAGGTTGGTTCTTTCTTTGTTCACGGTAAAACACACGATGGCTCTATCCGTGTAGAACGCAGTTTCGGAAATGGAACATCATTCTTATACCACCAAGTAGTTCGTCCATTTCAGACATCTGCTAAAGGAATGATTGACCTTGAAGACCCATTAGGCGATGCATCTCGTAAGTTCTTCGGAATGCTAGGAGACATTGACCGTCTATCTGGCAGTGCTCTATCTAATGGTGGCTACAGAGTAGCGTTATCAAACGCTTGGAGAACTGCAACCACTCCAGACGCAAAGGCAATGGTAATCCAGAACGCACAAGAACTTGGTCTTACACTTATTGCAACTAAACAAGGATTTAATAAAGAAACAGCAGGAGCACTTTCTTCTATTCTTATGGAAAAAAAGAGAGTCTTTACTGAAAACCTACAGCGTGATGGTGTTGTAGTTATGAAAGAAGGCAATCAGAAGATTGTCTATAACGACCCATTCATGGTTAATCAAACTCCAAATAAAATCAACATCTGGGATTTCGCCAAAGTAAGAGATGAAATCATTAAGGCAAAGCCACAGATTCTCGCAGACTCGCCAATCAAATACAACGCTGCTCGTGCTGGCGTAATCTTTAAAAATGGAACGGTATCTTTCTACAACTCCATCGGTGCTCTATTCCAATCAATCGTTCTATTCCGTGCTGGTAGAACTGCTCGTGACATGTTCCAAAATGGTGTGTCATCTATGCTTTCTGGTTATGGTGGAGCCATGGCAAAGAATGCTATCAACCCTGCTCTTCTACTGAATGCAGTTGAAAATAATGCGAGTAGAGCAATAGCAAGAGAAATGAGAATGAATCTTGCACTAAGGGGTTATGCAAGACCAGAAAAGATTGAACAATCAATCAAGGCTCTAGATGACCTAAACATCGCTTTGCTTGAACAAGAAGGTATTCGTTTAAGAAAGATTGTTCAAGATGTTGCTAATCAAAAGATTTCAGACATTCCTTACGATGACATTCCTAGATTCCTTGCATCTGCTCACGAGTTAAGTGCTGCATCTCATTACCATGTGACTACTGATAAACAAGCGTTCCTTGACCTTAATGTTGGTGCTAAAGAGTTTTCTACTAGAGGCATTGCCACATTCGATAACCAAGATGATGCCCTTAACTACATCAACAAACTTGGAACAGACATCAACACTGCCAAGGCTTCAGACTCACTTACCCTTCCAGACACAGTTGGTAAGCGTATCACCAAAGATGTGAGAACTAAGGTTGAGACAGCCATTGCTAATGGAGAGATTATCCATGTTCGCCTTGCTGGTCGTGGTCGTAAATGGCAACTACTTGACACCAAGAAGTTCCGCAGTCAAACAGATGCAGACATTGCTAAGTATGAGATTCGTGTTGTTAGCCCTAAAGATGCTGGAGGAATGACCAAGGCTGATTTGCTTGCTGCTATTGACCGTGGAGATTCAGTATGGGCATCTCGTGCAGGTGAAAAGTATAAGCCTCTAACTAGACCAGAAGTTGAACAAATGACTGATGTATCTAGCCTTAGTGGAAAAATCTTTGCTAAGGGTCAGATACCTAAAATCGTTGAACTTCGTTCTTATGGAAAAGAAATACACCTAGGGTCAATCAAAGATTTGCCAGAGGAACTGGCTATCAAACTTGGAATCAAAACCCAGAAGCAACTGGATGCTTGGATTGCTTCTAAGGGATACGACAATCTAGGATTCTCTGATTTAGTTGCTATGTCTAAATACAAGGCTGCTCGTTTTACAGTTACTCAAGATGGAAAAACTATCTCTATTCTTAATCCCTTTGCTGCTGATGCAAGCGGAAAAGAAGTAAACGAGGCACTAGTCATAGCGGTTATTAGAGACCTAGAAGAAGCAGGTGTTGACTGGACTGGAATGTCTTTCCTTGCTGGTCAAGCCACACTTAGAGATAAGTTGGTTGCACAAGGCTGGATGACAGCCAGAAAGGGTGCAAAACCAATAAGGGCTGATGAACTCTCTCAGATGACAGTTGGTCAGTTGACTGATGCTGGTATGTTCTCAAGAAGTCTTATAAACCGTTTAGGAAAAAATGCTAAGGCTAAGTTAGATGAACTGGAAACATCAACTCTTCCAATCAACGCAAAACTTGCAAACCTTTACGGTGTTGGTGACAACGAACTTCTACCTGCAATCCTTGCTGTGAAACAAAGTCTTACAAACAACATTGCTCAGATGGAAGTATTACAACAATCTCTCATTAAGAGCAGGGCAACTTGGGACAAAATAAATGCTATTAAGGCTAACCGCAAACACTTTGAAACTGATGGCACTATCCGTGTTGGTCAGGAAGACTTTGCTCAATCATTGGCTGGCATTGAAGGAGACATCTTCCTAGGTAAGTTGGCTAAGAGCGTAGAGGATGTCCGTTTGAGAGACTCTTTATGGAAGCCAATGGATGCTCAACTCGTAACTCGTGTTGTAAAGCCAACCGAGGTTGGTTATTGGGATTCATGGGCTAATGTCCTAAACCGTAACTTTATGCATGACGGTAAGTTAGACCCAGTTGTTCGTTTGATTATAGAAAAACGAATAGCAGGAGTCTACGATGAAGATGATTTAGTTCTTGCAGTTAAAGAATGGCTGAAGACAACAGAGGGCAAGAAGTATGCAGACGCTGTTGGAGTTGGCAAAAAGTATTCTGTAGTTGGTCCAGGAACTGAACAGTTCATTAGACCTGACAAGGTTCGTTTTGAGCAACTTAGTGCTGAAGACTTTGCTGTTATGAACATTAGAAATGTTGATAACCATGTTGGTCCTATTGCTGCGGATGCTCCATTCCTAACTATAGAAGAAGCACAAAAATACATCAATGACCTGAGGCGTATGGGCGTTGATGTTGGAGACATTACTACTGAACGCATTACTGCTGAACAATGGCTTGATGAAATGGCGGTAAGTCAAAATCTTATTGCAACCAAACTTCTAAAGGGTGAGGAAATAAGCCCAACAGAACTACAGGCATACCACCTCGGTAGAAAAGCAGAAGGAGAACAGGTTGGTGAACTCATTGCCAATGTTGACATGTCTACTCGTTATGGTGCTATAGGATTGCCAGACATCTGGGCTAGTATTGCTGACCCATCACAGAGAACACTAACTCAAAGGCTTGGTCGTGAGGCACTTAACAAATGGAATAAAGCAATCACTGACTATCCACAGCAAGTATTTTTCCAGATGCCTATGTTCCATGTTGCATACAGGGAAAGCCTTGAAAGACAGATGATTCAAAAGGCTACAGCCAGAGGCATCGGTATTGATGATGTAAGAGTTACTGAAGCAGAGAGATTGAACATCGTTCGTAATGCTCGTCAGTATGCGTTAAACCAAACCAAAAAGTGGATTTATTCATACACTGATGGAATGGAGATTCGTCAGGCTCTTGCTGCTATTGTCCCATTTGGAAACGCATTCTTATTCTCAATGAAGTCGCTTGTAAATGGTGCTCGTTATAATCCTGCATCAGCAGCACTAATGATTTACTGGGCTAACAAGTTAAACAACAACACTCACTGGGTAGACAAGAACGGAAACCCAGTTGGATTCGATGAACGAGATGAAAACGGTGAGCGTAAGGCTGCCTATGTTCAGGCTTCACTACCTGAGTGGTTCACAAACTCTCTTGCAGGTGGAGAAGTAAAACAGATACTATTCAACCGCCAGTCCTTAGACCCAGTATTCCAAGGTAACTATGCAGACATTGGCGATACACCTATTGCTATTCCTAATCCACTGCAATCATTCTCGTTGATGCCTATTCCAACTATTGCTTTATCAGAACTTGTTAAGTCTGAGGCAAAGCAAGGTGGCAAAGGTCCAGCAACTACATTCACTGAGTGGGCTAATAGGGTTCTACCATTTGGTCCATCATCAACACAGTGGTCTTGGGATTTACTAATGCCAGGAAACACAGCAAAACAGTTGTGGGATTCTCCTAAGTGGTGGAATGAAGAAGGGCAAGGTATCTGGACTCGTTCATACCTAAACTCTGTTCAGTATGTCAATGGTCAATACCTACTAGGCAAGTATCCAGAGATTGATTCTCTACCTAGTCAGGCACAAAAGGATAAGGCTTTGCTTCAAAAGGCTAAAGATTATACTGGTGCAATCTTCTGGTTGAAGGCTTTCTCTGATTTTGTTTCACCAGTTGCTACTACTTACATTACCCCTGGAGACATTGCTCGTAAAGCATACAAGTCTAATCAAGACAAGGCACAAGCAGAGTTTGATTCTTACGGAACAACCTATGATGAACGCCTCAAGGTTTGGGAGAGTAAATACGGTAGAGGTTATACAGTAAAAGACATGGCTCTATACAACACTATGTATGAGAATGAAGAGTGGTGGGCTGCATCTATTAGCCCAACATTTAACCAGTATGGTATCGAATACAACACTGATTCGTTGACAAGACTTGAACGCAATAAGGGTCTAATCAAATCAGTGCAAGACTATGGAACCGTTGTTGGAATGAACGATGGCGACATTAGAGATGTCCTAAGTTGGATTGTTAATGACGGTAGAAGAAACCCTGGTGCTGCATTTGACGAGAACAGTTATGCTGCTCTACAGAGTGACTATCTAAATCCAAGGACACCAACTGAATACTCAACATACATTCGTATTCAGCGTGGTTGGTATGCCTATAACAATGGATACACAATCCCTACTGCAAGTGGTCAGGGTGAGAAGTTGCCAGGAATCAAGTGGTTACAAAATAACCTTATGAATCCAACCGCCAACCCATCTGATACCGCTGAGATTAAACCTTTCTATTATCAAGGAAGATACATCAGTGGAACTTATGGCTATTGGAAGAACAAACTAACCAACGCTCTATACAACGACAAGCAGTTTGGTGCTGTTTGGCAGTCAGATAAGAAGAAGGCTATTGACCCAAACAAATACAATGACCTTGCTGGAGTTTGGCAGTCAATCATTTGGAATGGCTATGGTTCAGACGGTAAGCCACTATCAGGAAACACAAAGGTAGAAACACAACTAGACAGAGACATTGCTACATTCTTGATTGCTAGATACAACAGGCAAAAAGAACTAAGAGAGCGTGGACAACTTACTGGTAGAGGAACTCTCGCCCAGAACCCAGACATCAAAGATGCTTGGTATAACGATTTAGAACCACTTCTAAACGGAAGCAACCCAGACTTTGAAGACTGGTATTACAACTTTAGATGGAATGAAGATTCCCTAAACTAAGGAGATTATTATGGTAGATGTAAATGTAAGAACAGAACTCCCACCACCACCAGGTAGTGACAATGGGACTGAAACTGAGCAAAGTAATGGCTCATTCTATTTCAATGGTGTTCCAAAGAAGGACACCGATTGGAAGGTTCATAACCTAAGCCCAGAGAGCGTTAAGAAAATCAAGGCTGCTCTTGTCGCTTCTGGCTATTTTGATAAAAACATTACTGACAATGTGGCTAGGTCCGCTTGGCAAATCATTATTAACTACGGTGTTGAAAATGGCTATGACCCTAAAACTGGCAAAGCAAAGAAAGACTGGGACTTAAGTAAGCACCTTAATGAAGCAGCCAAGTATGCTGCGTTTGACCAGTTGGCTTACTCAACATTTGGTTCCGCACTTCAGTCACCACCTAATGAAGCAGCAGAAAAGCAGAATGCTGAAGATTATGCTATTGCTCTTAGAAGGTTCGCTAATGATAATGGAATCTTTATTTCAGACACTGAGATTAATAAGAAGGTTTCATCAATCATTAACTCCTCTGAAACAAAGCCAGCAACACTTGAATCGGTAAAGCAATGGTATCGTGTCAACCGTGTCGCTCCAAAGTTTAAGCAGTATGCAGACGAGATTATTTCAGGTGGAGACCTGCGTGACCTTGCAGGAGATTACCTACAGATGATGGCACAAACACTAGAGATTGACCCAGACACAATCAACCTTGCTCGTGAGATAAATAGAAGTGGAAGTCTATTAAATCAAGCCCTTGTTGGAAAGAAAATCAAAGACAGTAATGGCAAAGATGTCGTAAAGACTGTTGACTATACAGACTTTGAAACACTACTAAAGCAAGACTATCGCTGGAAATACACAAAGAATGCCAATGAGTCTATAACGACTCTGGCTGGAAACATCCAGAAGATGTTTGGATTCTAAGGAGAAGATACTATGGCAAGTCCAACTACACCAACCACCCCCATTTATGACCCTGCTGATAAAAATAAGGATGGCTACATAAGTGAGGCTGAGTTTAAGGCAGCACATCCAGATAAGGTAAATGCCTATGAAACAATCGTAACCATGTTTAGTGCGATTGGTATTACAGGAGACATTGACGATGTAAACTCTCTACCTGGATGGATTGCAAATACTATTAAGACTGACCCAACTCTTCTTGATAATAAAGCACTATTCATGTCAGAACTATACAAGAGTGAGCCATACAAACAACGCTTTAGTGGTCTAACTGAAATCAGAAAAAACAATGCATCTAATCCAACCAATCCTATGGTTGTTCCTAGTGAAGCAGAATACCTGCAGATGGAGAGCACATACAAGCAGATTCTTTCTCCAGTAAAGAGTATGTATGGTGCAAGCATTAATGCGGAGATTGGTATGTTGATTGCTAAGAACATTTCTCCTATTGAACTACAAGACCGTGTAACTGTTGCCAACTCATGGGTAATGTCTCAAGACGCTAATCTAAAGGCTCAACTCCAGACCTATTATGGGATTGGAGATAATGAACTACTAGGCTATGCATTGAACCCTGACCTTGGTTTATCACAGATTCAGAAGGCTGCTGGTGCTGCACAACTCGGTGCTCAGGCTTTAGCAAGTGCTGTTGATTTGAACATGAAGCAAAGTGAAGACTTGGTAGTCGCACTTACTGCAGGTGGTATGGCTAAGGATGCTTATCAGGCTGGTCAAAAGGCTGCTGAAGTATTACAAGACATTGCATCTGGAACAGCCACTGCATACAACCCACTTGCTGGAAGCCTAACTGGTGTCCAAAGACTGGCAGGTATGGAAGGCACCCAACTCGGAACTTCTGAGGTATTAGGTGCTGCCCTAGGTGTGAACACTGAGGCTGCTACTAAGATTGGTGGACTCAAGTCTCGTGAAAGAGCAAGGTTTGAGGGTGCTTCAGGTGGCACAAATGTTCTAGCAGAACAGGTGTCAGGAACTGTATAGGAAACCCCTATACTCCTTATGAAGATAACTTCATAGTATTCCATCTGGACCTGCCAGCCCCAGAGGATAAATAAGTCTGGTAGTAAGAGCGAATGGTTCTTCCCCTGGAACCCTTCTGGCTTGCGATAAATCTATTTAGGGAGTATGAAAATGCTAAATAATGAAACTGAATACGACTCAAATGACGAGTATGAAGGCGAGACTCCTGCACCTAACAATGGTAAGGGACTACGAGCCCAGTTAGAGTCAGTTCTCGCAGAAAAGAAAGCCCTTGAAGACCAAGTTCTTCAGGCAAACAATGCACTAAGAGAACGCAGTATCTCAGATACATTGGCTAGCCTAGGCGTAAATGCTAAAGTTGCCAAGTTCATCCCAAGTGATGTGACTGATAAAGAGTCCATCGAACAGTGGATAACAGAAAATGCGGACATCTTCGGTGTCCAAACTGGAGGCAATGAAGTAGTTGCTCCGAAAGTAACTGTTGACCCATCAGCAGTTGCTAGTGCAAACAGACTTAGTTCGCTAAGTTCTGCAGCACAAAGCCCAAGCAAAATCCAAGACATTGAGGCTCGCATCGCAAACGCAAGTAGCGAAGCAGAACTCAAGGCTCTATGGGCAGAAGCAAAGGCTTATCTACTCTAAAAATCTAATACGATTATTGAAAGGTCGTGATTATAGTGGCTGCTCCTAATACAGACTCCGCTACGCTGGTTAACCTAGTTACCACAGCATACGACCGCCAGGTTCGTCTCTCGCTACGCTCAGTTCCAATGTTCCGTAGTGCAGCGACTACCAAGGTGGTTGACCAAACACACCCAGGTTCATCTGTGGTGTTCAGCATTCATCCAGAAATGGCTGTTGCTACAACTGCACTTTCTGACAACAACATTACTGACCCAACAGGTGTTGCTCTGGCAGATGTGTCTCGTGTTACCGTTACTCTGAAAGAGTATGGTAACTTCACCGTTGTTTCAAAGGCTCTTCGTGAGTTCGCTTTGGACAACAACCTAGATGGTAATGTTGCAAACCTTATCACCTATAACCTAGCCAACTCTATTGACTATGTTGTTCGTCAGGTGCTTTACACAACTAACAACAACTTGCATGTCTTTGCTTCTACTGGTGCCCTTTCTGTTAAGACTGGTGCTCAGTTGACTACAACTGGTCTAGGTGACACTCTAGTAAACACTGGTGTTCTAACTGCAAACGCTATCCGTTATGTAGTTGCAAAACTCCGTGCAAAGAATGTTCCAACCGTTGATGGTCAGAACTATGTTGCATTCATCCACCCAAGCGTTGCTGCTGACTTCCGTGCTCAGACCGCAACCAACGGTGCATCTGCAATCTGGGCTGCTCCTCACTCATTCGTAGACAGCGAAGGCATCTACGCTGGTGAAATCGGAACATTCGAAGGTGTTCGCTTCATTGAGACTCCTCGTGTTCCTGCTCCTGGTGACATTCTTCGTGACCGTGCAGACGCTAACAATGTGACTCAGGCTGGTTACACTACCTTCGTTATGGGTGCAGACGCTTTGGCTGAAGCAGTATCAGAAGAGTTCGGTGTCGTTCTTGACGGTGTGGTCGTTGACCCACTGAAGCGTAGAATGGCTATCGGATGGTATGGTATCGCTGGTTGGGCTCTCTTCCGTGAAGACAGCCTATGGGCTATCAAGACTACAACCGCCTTCTAATAGCGGTCTAAGTCTTTCGTAGACACCTAAGATTAGGGGTCCTGGTCTTAAGGGATTGGGACCCCTTTTCTTCTTAGTAGGAAGGATAAGAAACTATGACACTAGATGAATACAATCTCTTGGTTGCGTCAGGCGTAACTACATTCAATGTCTCGTATGTAAACACATACAGCGGACTTGGTGATGACCGCCTATTCCAGCGTGGAACTTTCCAAGTTGCTGGTGATGTTCTTATCTTTGCTGACGGTAGCGTATTGGTTTCTGAGATGGAAACATACGACCCATACTTTAATGAAGCGGTTACAGTAATCCGTGGTGCTAATGGCACACAGACGGTTAGTGCTTCTGATGCACAAAAGATAGTTGATGCTGGCTATCCAAATGTGCTTGTTTATACCATTGAGGTTTATGACAATGGCACAGCATCCACAAACTTCACTGGTGTTGAAACTATTGGGGAAGCACTCTCTAATACAAACTTCACTGGTATTGAAACTATAGATGGTGGTGTTGCATAATGGCAATCAAAAGACTTCAAATGAGGCGAGACACTGCTTCAAACTGGACAAGCAATAACCCTACGCTACTTGCTGGTGAGATGGGTGTTGAGACTGATACAGGTAAGTTCAAGGTAGGTAATGGAACTCAGGCTTGGACTGCTCTCGCTTACTCTTCTGGACCTGCTGGACCAACTGGTGCAACTGGAGCCACAGGAGCAACTGGTGCTGCAGGAACAAATGGAACCAATGGACAAGGTGTTCCAACTGGTGGTGCTACAGACACGATTCTAAAGAAGGTATCTGGAACTAACTACGATACAACTTGGGTAGCACAGTCTACAATCACTGCTGGTGATAGCCCCAAGGTAGACGGAAAGAGAGTCTACATCCAGACCGCTGACCCAGGTGCCGTAGGTGCAGGAGCAATCTGGATTCAGACTGTTTAGGAGATTAAGTTATGGCTATTAAATACACAGGCACTAACTCAGGCTCCGAGCGTGTAGGTTTTTATACCAGAACATCAACAGTCCAGAATGTCAGGGTAGCCCCTACCGTTCCTGTTGCTTCTGACGGTAAATACTACATTCGTCTTGGCAGCCTTTATTGGGCTGTCCGTGCATTTGACCTTGGATTATCTGGAGCACCTGCTGGTCTCTGGGCTAAGGTAGGTATCTCTGGTGGTGGACTTGCATCCACAGTCACATCTTCTCTTCTAGAACTTACTGATGGTGCTGGTAGCACAGCCAATGTTTCTGCCAGAACATTTACTCTAACTGACACAAATGTTGAGTTGACCACTGGTGACTTTACTCTTACTCTAAACATCTACACCAACTCTGCTGGAACAACTAGACCAGACAACATATTCAACACAGCAGACGATACTCGTATGGGTTTGAACTCAGGAGTATCTGGTGATTACTATGGCGGTTATTCTTACTTCAATGTTCCTACTGCCCCAACAAGTGTGGCTGTTGCATCTGTTACTGACACATCAGCAAGCCTAACTTGGACTGCCCCATCAGATACTGGTGGCACATCCATTACTGGTTACTACATTGAATACTCTAGCGACAACTTCGCAACTTCATCAAATACAACCAGCACTACAAACAGTAAAACTATTACTGGACTTACATCAAACACTACATACAAGTTCCGTGTCTATGCACGAAATGTTGTTACAGATAATGAAGCAGGTCTAAAGGGTTCTGCGGTATCAAACACAGCAACAGGCACTACTGCCCTTACAGTGACCGCTCCTACTGCTTCGGTTATTACACCAACTGTAAACTCTGATACATCCATTTCCCTTTCTTGGACTGCCTCTACTGACAACGGTAATGGTGGAACAATCACTTACAAGTTGTATCAAAAGTCTGGCACTGGTTCATACGCTCTAATCTATGGTCCAGCATCTAGCCCAAGAACTTATACATCTACAGGTTTATCTGCATCTACTACTTATACATACAAAGTAGAGAGCATCAACAATACATACACCACTACTTCTACTGAAGTAAATGCAACCACTCAGGCTGCTAAGACTGTTCCTGGTGTTCCATCTGTTACTGCTGGAACTATCACTGGAACTAGCGTTCAACTGAACTGGTCTGCGGTAAATGATGGGAATGACCCACCAGTTACCTACTACATTGAAAAGGAGAATACATTCAATGGTGGAACTTATACGCAGATTGCGACAACTACCTCTCTTACTTATACTGCGTCAGGTCTTACTGGCAGCACTGATTATCGTTTCCGTGTTCGTGCTGGCAACGCTACTGGCTATTCTGGCTATGGCGTTCTGGTTGCGACAACTCTAGCAATACCTGTTTGGGTAACTACTTCTCTTCCTGTTGGAACGGTATCAGTAGCATACTCAGCAACACTAAACGCTACAGGAGTTCAGGCTAGCAATGGATACTCAATCGTATCTGGAACACTTCCTGCTGGTCTATCTCTGAACACTACTACTGGTGCTATCACTGGAACACCAACTACCAACGGAACATCTAACCTAACCTTCCGTGCTACCAACGCTAATGGAACTGCTGACTTTATTACCTACATCTCTATTGGTCAGGCTACTGCTATCAAGGTTCGTAATGCTGGTAATACTGCTTGGGTTCCTGTAACTGCAACTAAGGTTCGTAATGCAACAGACACAGGTTGGAATGTGGTTATCGGAGTATTTATCCGTAATGCTACTAATACAGGATGGACGAATCTCGGATGATACCTGGCAAAGACATAGCATTTGATTTACGCAATCGTAAGTCAACATCTGTAACGGCTGCACAAGCCAGCGGTATTCTACCTGCAGGTGGTGCGGCTGGAACTATCCTTACTAAAACAAGTGCTGCTGACTACGATGTTTCTTGGGCTACTAACAACGCTATCAACAAGGGTGATGGCTTCTTCGTGCGTATCCGTAACAACACTGGCTCTACTCTAACTAAGGGTCAGGTTGTCTACCCTAATGGTGCTAATGGCAACATCGTAACTGTAGCCTTGGCTCAAGCAAACAATGACGCAAACTCTGCTAGAACATTTGGTCTTGTCTCTGAAAACATCCTTGTCAATGATGAGGGATGGGTACAGATTGAAGGATACCTAAACGGTGTAGACACTCAGAGTTTTACTGACGGTGCTCAGTTGTACCTCTCTCCTACTACTGCAGGTACATACACACAGACCAAACCATCTGCACCTAACCACCTTGTCTATGTTGGTGTAGTCGCTAAGGCTGCATCTGGAGCAGGTGGCGGAAGTATTCTAATCAAGGTACAAAACGGCTATGAACTGGAAGAACTTCACGATGTGGCTATCTCTAGTCTAGCCAACAACAACATCTTGCAGTACGAATCTTCTACTGACCTTTGGAAGAACAGAACTATTGCTGCTGCTGGCATCATGGGTCTAGCAGGTGGAACCTTTACTGGCAGCGTGACCTTCAACCAAAACACAACTGGTTATGGAACTCTTACACAATGGTCTAACCAACAGGTACCTTTCGTTGTTCGTGCTGGTCAAAACTGGGCAGGTAACCTAGTTACATTTTCTCTAAACGATACGACAGTTGTTGGTGGTATTGGTTCAAGAGGAAACATCTTTATGGGTTCTACTGGTGGTATTGGAACAAATGCCTATAACCTAAGTGCGACTAACCCATTCGTATCGAGCACTCAAGCAACTTTTACTGTAAGCACAAACACTCCAGGTGGTGCTCAACCATTCGCTGTTGGACAGAAGATAAAGGTAAACAGTGCGAGCCAAGCACAATATAATGGCGACTGGATTGTCACTGCTGTAGGTGGAGTGAATGCTGCTTGGACAGCAACCGTAACATCTGGTAGCGGAACTACCCCTTTCACCAATGGTGGTTCTTTGACTGCTACTGGAAACATCACTGTAGAACCTATGGCTTCGTTTAAGGCTAATGCTCCAAGCGTGGTTCCGTTATCTATTATGAATGGTGGAACATCTGGTAACGCTACAGACATGTTCCGTCTGTTTGACAGTGCTGGAAACCTAAGAACTTATTTTAGTTCTTCTGGAGACCTAGTTGTTCCTGCAATGATTGCTACTTGGCAGACAGACTCTAGAGCACAAGACCGAAATGTTGTTCCAATCAGGGCTAGATTTACGGTATCTAATGCTCAAGCAAATACCCAGACTTGGGAAAGTAGCACCGCTGTTTATGCTGGTATAAACGCTAGAGGTCAGTTCTTTACTGGTGGAACAACTCCAGTAACTGGTAGCGTAACTATTGCATTTGCTCCTACCGTTGCCCCAACAGGAACAACTGACATAACTATTACTCTCCCAGCAACACACAACATTGGTGTAGGTCAGACAGTTATTGTAGAAGGCGTTACTCCTGCTGGCTATAACGGAACTTGGAGAGCACAGAACGGAACGACTGGTTCTACACTTATTCTAAACATTGGTTCAAACCCTGGTCCTGTAACTGTAAACGGAACAATCAGGGTATCTTCACAGGTATCTATAACTCCTGACAACATTGCTAGCAGCGGTCTTGTTATCAAAGGTTTGTCTGGTCAGTTAGGACATCTATTTGAAATACAGTCAAGCACTGGTTCATTACTTGCAAGGCTAGAACCAGCAGGTAACTTTATTATTTCTGGTATTGGTGTGACTGGCGGTGACCATAGAGTTGGAACATCTAACTATTACACTGCTGCTTTGAATGTGTTGGCTCGTTCAACAACAGAGCGTGGCATTGTAGTTAGAGGTCAGACAAACCAGAGTGCCAACATGCAGGAGTGGCAAGCATCTGGAGGAACCCCTGTCGCATCCATCACCCCTACTGGTTTCTTAAATGCAAACAGTTCTCAGTATGGAAATACACTTCTTTGGTCTGCCCCTGCATCTACTACCTATTACCTACTAGCCACCCTGCCAACATCTACTGCTGGAACCTATGACCACTTGAGGATTGATGCAACTTATGGAACATGGACTGATGGACAAAACTCAACATCTACTTTTATTTTCTCAAATAGAAATGGGTTCTTCTGGAAACACTATCTATCTGGTCAGGGAACAATCGGCAATGTTAAGTTCAGGGCATACTCTCTAGCCAATGGTTCTGTAGAAATCTGGGTGTCTGGCGAATCAGGTCAGTTTGTAAAATGTGCATACAACATTTCATCTGCACAGCAGGTAGTAACTGTTGCGAACCCCACCTCAACAACTACTGTCCCAACAGGAACTCTAGTCTTTGACTCTTCCAATGTTGCTACTTATCCGCCTGTAGAAAATAAGCACGGTGCATTGAACATTCTTGGAACTACTACTGGAACAGTTCCGTTCTCTGTTCGTGGTGCTAATGGTCAGACTGCTGACATGCAGCAATGGCAAACATGGAATGGCTCTACTGCCACA